TGCTTATGGGTTTCCTGGAGATGAGACTGCTAATTTAACATCAAATACTGGAACTGCTTTAACATTTATAACAGATATTTTTGGAACAGTATCAAAATTAAATAACATAAGAACTGGTAATAATTATACAAACGCAACTATAAATTTTGTTAGATCTAATTTACTTTCAAACGGACTTCCTGGATCTATAAGTTATACTACTTCTTCAAATACCATATCTGGAACTTCTACTATATTTGATTCTATATTTGCTGCAAATGATATTATTCAAATTCAAGCAAATTCTTCTTTGAATGCTACACAAGAATTACAAGTAATTAAAGAAGTAACAAACAGCACTCAAATAATTCTTTATGGTCCACCAGAGAATAGTTCCACAGCAAGTGCTGTATATAGAGCAGCACCTACAATATTGCCTGCTAATTTTGCTACATATGAAACTGTTATGGTAAGAGAAGATGAAACTTTAAACGGTGAAAATGAAAACATTAGAGGATTGCCAGCATCAGGAAATGATATTATTACTTCAGTGTCAATAGTTGATTCTGGTAAATCTTATTTAAATGGTGAAAATGTAGATTTATATCTACAGGGTGGATTGAGTAATGTTGTAATTAGTTCTGGTGGTTCTGGATATCAAAATAATGAATTAGTTATTTTTTCTGGAGGAGGAACACCAGATAGTGCAAATGGAGTTGTAGGAACTGATAGTAATGGTGTTGTAACATCAGTTGTTTATAATGATAGAGGTTCGGGATATCAAACAACACCAACACTTACAGTAAGAACTTCTAATGGAACTGGTGCATTATTGTCTGTAAATATAACAGAATTTAACATTGCAAGTCTTGTTGAAGGTAAAGTTACTAAAGGTGGTGTTGGTGTTGGTAGAGGTTTTTGGACAACAACAAGAAGTCATTTAAGTTCTGATAAATTTATACAAGATAGTTATTTTTATCAAGATTTTTCTTATCAGATAAAAGTTCAAAAAATACTTGCTAAATACAAAGATATAATAAAAGATACATTTCATTCTGCCGGTTCTGAATTATTTGGAGAGTTTGAACTTATACAAGACGTAAGTTCTAATATAGAATTATTACATAGTAGTAATACAGCTGTAAAATCTTTTGATTATACTTCAGATTCTAATATTTTACTAGCTGATAATAATGTTGTTACTGTGGACAGTTATACTTTCTTTGCTACTGCTGATAGAACTTATACGGTTGATAGAATGTTACCATTAGCAGATTTTGTTTCTTAATTTAGGAGTCATAAGAAGTGGCAAAACAAACAATAGGAATAGGCACAACAGCGAATGACGGAACTGGTGATCCGTTACGAGATGCTTTTGATAAAGTAAATGATAACTTTGATGAAGTTTATTCTGCCTTTACTTTTGCATCCAATAATGCAACAGTTGCAAATAATGTTTTAATTGGAAATTCTACTGTAAATTCTGTCGCAAATAGCACTACAGTTTCAATTTCTAACTCTACATCAGAAGTTACAACAACTTCTGGTTCAATTTTAGTTGGAAATTCTACTGTAAATTCTATCGCAAATAGTTCAACTATTGTAGTATCTAATTCTACATCATCTATTACTGTTTCAGAAGGAACAATTGCTGTTGGTAACTCTACAGTAAACACTACAGCAAATAGTTCTCTTGTAAATGCTACATCCGTAACAGTAAATAGTAATACTGGATTGACTTTAGGAACATCTGATACAAGTGCTAACGGATTTACTTATCTTCCTAATGGTCTTATTATTCAATATGGTAGTGTTGATGCTAACACAACTGTAGGTGATATTACTTTTGCTAATGTTTTTCCAACAGGATTATATTCGCTTACAGTAACAACAAATATTGCTGGTGCATATGATTCAACATACCAGTCCATTGTAATCGCATCAAATACTTCTACTGCAAATGTAAGAACTGCAAATGTAACAATAAAATCAGTAAGTTATACTGCAATAGGTAAATAATGTCAAAAATTCTACCTGAATTTAAACAAAATTTAATACAAGATATTTTAGAAAGTATTGAAGCAAATGTTTCTCATTATTATGCTTTTGCTTCACATCCACTAGAATATTCTAATGGTATACCAACAGCAGTTGATAGTGATTATGATACTTCTTTCATAAATTCTTGGTTAATGCTATTTGGTAAACAACTTTCAAATACAGATATAGTTCCAGTTATTAAAAATAATTCTTGGTCAGCAAATACTATATATGAAAGATATGATAATACATCAAATACATTATTTACAAATACAAATTATTATACTATCACATCTCCAGATGTTCCTGGTGGATATTATCATATTTACAAATGTATTGATAATGCTAATAATGCTAACTCTACTGTAAATCCAAGTTCTATATCTACTCCCACACAACAAACATCATTTCAAACTGCAGATAATTATATCTGGAGATATATTTCATCTATATCCACAACAAACTATGATAGATTTGCAACAACAGATTATGTTCCACTATTTACTAATTCAAGTATAGTTGCAGCTGCTGGAAATAATGCTGGTGTAGAAGTTATTGTGATTGCAAACAACGGTGTTGGGTATGATAGACATTCTAATGGTATTGTTCAAGCAGTTATTAATACTTCAACAATACAAGTTCAATCTAATACTGTAGGTGATAGTTTTCATTATGATACTTGTGGAATATATTTAATAAACAATACAGTTTCTACGTCTCAGTTATTAAAAGTGGACACTTTTACATCCAATGCCTCTGGTAAGTTTGTTAAATTTACTTCTTCTGCAAATACTAATAACATAACTCCTGGTATAACTTTATATTCTATTGCTCCTGGTATTGTTATAGAGACTGATGGTGATATAGCACCAACAGCATTTTGTAATATTAATGCTTCTTCAAATTCTATTCACAGCGTAACAGTTTTAACTAAAGGAACTTTTGTTTCTTGGTCGAATGTATCAATAGATAGTCCATCTGGTTCTGGTGCAATTTTATATCCTATTATAAATCCTCCTGGTGGTCACGGTTCAAGTCCAGAAAATGAATTGAATGTTCAAGGTTTAGGAATTAACTTTAAATTTTCAAATAACGAATCAAATACAATAGTAACATCAAATACACTTTACAATAAAATAGGTATTGTAAAAGATGTTTATTATTTGAACTCTGATTTTTCAAAAGGAAATGTATACACTACTAGTACTTTTGATCAAGTATTAAAAGCAAATGTAACTCCAGCACATACTTTTGTTACAGGTGAAAAAATTAAAGGTGCTAACAGTAAAGCAGTTGGTTATGTAGTATTTTCTAACTCTACTCAAGTTTATGTTGCTGGTGATAAAGATTTTCAAGAAGGAGAATCTGTTACAAATGCAGCAGGAAGCAATACTACAACAATTCAGACAATAAATGAAACTGGTGATATTTATTATAAAGATTTAGTTCCTTTTTATACACAAAGTATAAATAATGTGAATCGTTCAAACAATCAAAATGAAGCATATAAGCTGATTATTAAGTTATAATAGGAAGAAATAAATATGTCATCTTTAAAAACAAATTTTAATGTTTCACCATACTTTGATGATTATGATGAAGATAAGAATTTTTATAAAGTTTTGTTTAGACCTTCTGTTGCTGTCCAAGCAAGAGAATTAACACAACTCCAAACAATTTTACAAAAACAAATTGAAAGATTTGGTAACAATGTTTTTAAAGACGGTACTATAGTTGACGGTGTTGCAATATTTTATTATCCAAATTTAGATTACATATCTATTGAAGACAAAATATATTTTGCAAATAGTGTAGAATCAACAGTTGTTCCTACTGATCTAAATGTTTACTCATTAGATCCTCAAACATATATTGTTACAAACTCAACAGATTCAAATAATGCTGTTAGAGCAAATATTAAGTTAGCAAAAAATGGATTTAAATCAACCGCACCAAATACTAATAGATTTTATCTTGATTATATAACTTTTGGTACAGATTCTTCTAACAATAAAGTTTCTACATTTTTACCAGGAGACACTCTTTACATATATTCTGAAAATCAAAATGAACTTGGAACATTAGATGCTAATAATTTATTATACACAACAAATACTATTGCTACAAATAGTAGTTTTACATCTAATGGACAATCTTATTGTGTAGGCGTTTCAGATGGTATAATTTTTCAAAAAGGATTTTTTTCAAAAGTAGAACCACAGGTTGTAACTGTTAATGAATTTTCTACAAATGTAACAGGTTATGTTGTTGGTTTTGAGACAGCAGAAAATATTATAAACGATCAAGAAGATTTAAGTTTAACAGACAATGCTCTAGGATATCCTAATGAAAATGCTCCTGGTGCATATAGATTAAAACTAAATCCTACTTTAGTATCAAAATTAAAAACAGACACATCAAATACTAACTTTTTTTCTATTGTAGAGTTTGATTCAAATGAACCAACACAGCAAAGAGATATAACTGAATATAATGCTATTCAAAAAGAGTTAGCAAAAAGAACATATGAAGAATCTGGTGATTATTTTATTAAACCATTCACTGCTGAAACAAGAGTTAATTCTTCTAATTCACAATCTTTCTTTTATGAAATGTCTTCTGGTATTGCTTATGTTCGTGGTAATAGAATAGAAAAAATATCCACCGTTAATGTTGAAGCAGATAGAGCAATAGCAACTGAATTTGCGGAAAATCAGATTGTTACAGCAAATTATGGTAATTATGTCATATGTGATGAATTTGTGGGCGTTTTTGATACAGAACAACTTTCTGAAGTAACTCTTTACGATTCTCCACAAAATTCTATATCTGAATATGAAGGAAGTACATCAACTCCAGTTGGAACATCTGTTGGTAAAGCAAATGTTAGAGCAGTTTCGTTTGAAGATGGTGTAAAGGGTAGTCCTACCGGAAAATATTATGTTTACTTATTTAATATTCAAATGAATTCTGGGAAAAGTTTTTCCTCCGATGTAAAAAGTCTTTATATGTCTGGTTCTTTTGGTGATGCTAAAGCAGATATTGTATTGGAAAGTGGCATTGCTAAACTAAAAGACACAACTAAAAAATCTTCAGTGTTTGATAGTGGACTACTTGCAATAAAAAGATTAACAAATAATACTGGAATTGGTGATACAAACTTTACATATTCTCAGATAAAATCAGGTACTATAAATGGGTCTGGTATATTAACAATATCACTTGACACTCCAGCAACTGGTGCTTCAACAGAAAGACTTAAACAATCTTCTGGTTCTGTGTTAACTGGTTCTTTATCGGATGAATATGATGTATTTTTATCAACGAATGCATATTCTGCTAACTTAACAGGAAATGTTTCTATAACTGCAGGTTCTTCTAGTGTTATAGGAGACGGTACAGATTTTACAAATGAACTAGTAGCAAACTCTAATATTAGAGTTTATGCAAACTCAACACAAACATATATAAAAAGAATTGTATCTATTGGGAATAGCACATCTTTAACAGTAGATTCGTCATTTTCAGAATCTAATACAGCAAGTAAATTTGGTAAATATTTTGTCACAGGAACCCCATTACCATTTGCAAATGTTACTATAAATTCTAATACCTCATTTTCTGCTAATTTGGGTTTAACATTGGATAGTGGTTCTCAAACCATTTATGCATCATATCCTGTAAATAGAAATCAAGCAAACCCTATACCTAAAATAATAAATAAAAATAAGTTTGTAAAAATTGATTGTAGTAATAATGTTGCTACTAGTGTAGGTCCTTGGGACTTAGGATTTTCTGAAGTTCATAAAATTAGAAATATTTATGTTGGTACGACATATGCAAACACAAATCCTAATAGAACAACTTGGTTTAATCTAGACAGAGGCAGCAGAGAAGATACATTAGAACATTCTAGATTATTTGTAAAACCTGAATATGCATCTAACATATCAGGATCTACTAAGTTTTTGATAGAATTAGACCACTTTACCGCAAACACTTCTGCTTCAGTAGGATTCTTTTCTGTTGAATCATATCCTATAGATGATGTTAATACTGCAAATACAAATGCTATACAGACTATAGAATTGCCAGCAGAAAACGAATCAGAAATAAGAAATTTTATTGATTTTAGATCAATAAAATCAAATACTGCGGTTTCTTCTTCTACAGAAGGTTCTGCTACTATAAATCCAGCATTAAATACAAATAATTACGTTATACCAGCAACTGGACAACATATGATTGTTCCTGATAGTAATTTTGTAGCAGATTATGAATATTATTTGCCTAGAAGAGACATCATTACTATAAATCCAATTGGCGATTTCATAGTAAACCAAGGTGTTCCATCAGAAATACCTCAAGCACCATTTGTTGAAAACGATCAAGTTTTATTAAAAGAAACTTTTGTTCCACCATATCCTTCTGCTACAAGAAGAGAATATGAGACTTATAAGTCTTCTCAAGAAATAAAAATATTTGATAGGTCTAATCGTAGATATACTATGAAAGATATCGGAAAAATAGATAGGAGACTAAAAAGACTTGAATATTATACAGTTCTAAATGCTCTTGAGCAAAAAGCAAAAGATTTGACTATACCTGATGTCAATGGTCTTGATAGATTTAAAAATGGTATATTTGCCGATCCATTCAATTCTCATAAAATAGGAAATGTTTCTGATTTTGAATATAAAATTTCTATCGATAAAGATGAAACTGTAGCAAGACCTTTCTTTGAAAAACATAATATAGATTTTAAATTTACTCCAAACACATCTTCAGACTCTGTAAAGTCTTCTAATGTTAAAAGAAGAGGACCATTAGTATTATTAGACTATGAAGATGAAAGATATATATCACAAGAATTTTCAACAAAATATAGAGTTGTTGCAGAATCTGCTTGGCAATGGAACGGTACTGTAGATCTATATCCAAATTATGACTATTTTCAAGATGAAACAATTGTTCCTAATGTAAATGTAGATATTGACCTATCAACACCCTGGGAACAATTTGCCGCATCACCATTTGGAACCATTTTTGGTGATTGGAGAAATATTTCTAGCACTACCAGAACAAGAAGGAGGATGGTGAATCTGGGAAGGCGTACAACTACTACAAATGAGACAGTTCAAGAACAAATTATAAACGAACTGCAAGTAAATACTCTAACAGAGAATATAGACTTGGGTGCATATGTAAAAGATGTATCTCTAAATCCATACATGAGATCAAGAGTTGTTGCATTCTTAGCAACTGGTATGAAACCTAGAAGTAATATACACGTATTTTTTGACAAGGTTAACGTTGATGAACATTGTGCTCCTGGTGTATTGTCTGGTTTAACTGAACCACAAGAAGGTCTTGAAGACAGAATAGTAAACCAAGATGGAGAATACGGCACACAATTAGTAGCAAATGAAAGCGGAACTGTTGTAGGTCTGTTTAGAATACCAGAAAGAACATTTAGAACTGGCGAAAGAGTTTTTGAATTAAATAATGTTAGAGATATTTCAGAAGGCGAAGATGCTAGAACAACTATCGCATTTACTACTTATATGGCAGAATCTATTTCTGTTACTAAAGGTTCTACAACACTTGTTCTGAGACAACCACAATTATCTACACTATCAACATCACAAAGAAGAACTTTAACTTCAACTCAAACTACATTTGAAGAAGAAAATCCTAATCAGGATGGTATGGACCCTATGGCACAATCATTCACTATTGAAAACTTACCAGATGAAATAACAGGAATATATCTAAATAGTGTTGGTTTATATTTTAGACATAAAGACAGAACTGTTGGGTGTTCAGTTTTCATTTGTGAAATGGAAAATAATATGCCTGATCAATCTAGAATTATTGGTCAAGCTCATTTAACAGAATCTGAAATATCTGTTTCTAGTGGACCCACTTTCGGTGAACCTTTAGTAGAGACTATTTTTGAACTAGATTTTCCAGTTTACTTAATGTCTAATAAAGATTATGCTTTTATAGTTCAACCAGATGGAGGAAGTCCAAATTATGCAATCTGGACTTGTGAGACTGGAGATTTAGATGTAACAACAGACCAACAAGTCTTTTCAAATCCATATTCTGGAATTATGTTTGTCTCAGCAAACAGAAAAACTTGGACTGCTATTCAAAAAGAAGATATAACTTTTAATCTTTATAGAGCAAAGTTTAATCAATTAAATGGAAATGCTATATTTAAAAATGAAGATGATGAATATTTATCATTGGAAGGATTTACAAGAGCAAATACTTCATTAGGTATATCTGTCGGTGATGTTGTTCTTACTGTAAATGGTTCAGTAACAACTCAAAATACTCTTAATATTTTTTCTAATACTCTAGCAAATTCAGTTTCTGGTAGAGTTCAATACATTAATGAAGCAGAAGGCGAACTTTGGATAGATTCATCTACAGCAAATACTACAACATATTTCTCTGATACTGTAAATCCTGTTATAGCAGTATATAGAATTGAAACAAGTAATACACAAGAATATCACTCATCTATTAGTGAATCAAGACTAATAGCGTATTCTAATGTTACTAGTGTTGATAACTTAAAATATCACGCAGTAGTTCCAAAGTTTGGAGTTCTTCAACCATCTAGAACATCTTTAACTTATAATTTTAAAGGGACTTCAAATTCAAATATTACAGATTCTGCATATCATAATGTTGTTAATGAATATGATTATCAATTTATTGACACTGAACGACACGCAATGTCTAAATCAAATGAAATAAATGATTTGTCATCAAATAAATCTTCAATTTTCGATGTTAGTTTACAAAGCCAATCTGATTTAATTTCTCCTGCTATAAACTTATCTAGAAAATCTTCATTTTTTATTGAAAACTTGATTAATAATGATTATACAGATGAACATACAAGATATGGTAATGCATTATCAAAATACATTTCTAAAAAAATAGTTTTAGCAGATGGACAAGAAGCAGAAGATTTAAAGGTTTATATGACTGCTTATAGACCTGCAGATACTGATGTTAAAGTTTATGCTAAATTCTGGAATGATCAAGATCCTCAAGAATTTAATGATAAGGTATGGACAGAATTACAATATGATAATGGTGGAAGTTTTGTTTTCTCGTCACCAACAGATACGAGAAATTTTATAGAATATGAGTTTTCTGTTCCAACTATAAATGCAGTTTCGTTTGGAGCATTTGCTAATGTGGGAGTTAATATATATAATCCATTGTCAGGTGGTGTATCAATAGAATCAAGTAATACTACTATATCAGCAAAAGAACACACTTTCAATGCTAATACTGATGTTAATAATTCTAATAATACTATTAATATAACAGATGCTAATACATATTTTTCTGTTGGTGATGAAGTGATTTATAATGTTAATGCTGGAAATACTGCAATAACAGGTCTAACAGAAAATAATAAATTTTATGTTTCTTTTTCTAACACAACACAAATGGCACTTTCAGAATCAAGAACTGGTGCAAATATAGATATATCAGCAACATCTGTTTCTGAAACAGGACATTTCTTTACTGGAACATTCTTTACAGAAGATTTCACAGTTGGTGATAGAATTAGAGTCGAATCAACTGATTACTTTGCAGTTAGAACTATAACTAATATTTCAAATAATACTAGTATGATAGTTGATAATGGATTAGAATCAACAAATACTGCTGCTGTATATTATGTGTTTGCATCTGGTGGTGGTGATGGTATAGTAGAATATGAAAACTCTGATGGATCTAGATTTGTAGGATATAAAGAAGTATCATTAAAAATAGTTCTACTATCATCTAATCCAGTAAGAGTTCCTAGATTAAATGATGTGAGAGGAATTTGTTTACAGGTGTAATATGAAAGAAACAGAAGATAGTTTTGTAAGAGACAATAATAATACAGGATGTGTTTTAAATACTGATAATAATGCTTTAAAAGCATATAAATTAAAAAAACAAAAAAATAAGGAAATAGATAATCTAAAAGAAGAAGTTAAAGATATAAAAAATATGTTAACTTTAATTTTAGAAAAGATGAAATAATTTTATTGAGATTTATGATATGAATAAAAATGATATTTCTGCATTTGCTATACCAATTAGATATGGTATGTTAAATGTTAATGATTTGAATAAAAAATTAATAGAAGATATATTTTTAGAATTGAATAATAAGGGAAACGAAAAAAGAAGTGGTGTAGGTGTTTATCAAACCAAATCTGGTTTAGAAAAAAAATATGAAAGTTTTAAAACTCTTTCTGAAAAAATTAAATATTTTTTGTTAGATTTTATGAAGAATGTTAAAATACATGATGAGTTTGTTATTAAAGATGTATGGGGTAATGTTAATAACGATCCATTTGCTTTTCATATGCCTCATTCACATGGTATAAGCAATTCTTGTATTTTTACTGGAGTTTATTTTCCTACCTCTGGGTATCTTGATAATGATATATCAAAAGAATGTAATAATTCTAAGTCTCCTATAATTACATCTAAAACACAACCAAATCCTGGAGATTTAGTTTTATTAGATCCAAATGAAAATATAAAAACGGCAATAGCAACTAAAAAAACTGAAAAATATCCTTTTTTTGGAAATCCTATTTGTATAACTCCTATTAAAAATACTATAGTTGTTTTTCCGTCTTATTTGAATCATATGGTTACACCATCCAAGAAAGAAAATTATACTAGAATAAGTATAGCATATAATGTGAGTGTTTTATGAGAATTTTATCTGCTGCTTTAGTAAACCATGATACTAATTTTTGTTTTTATGATAACGGAAAAATTAAATATCATAAATTAGAAAGAACAAAACAAGAAAAAAGATATGTTCTTTATCCTATACAGAGATGGAAAAAAGAAGTTGAAAATTTATGGAATATAAAAATTGATGAAATTGACGATATTATATTTCAATTTGATCCATATACTATGTTACCAAACCATTTGAAAAATAAAATATTTAATTCAGATTTTTTACAAAAATTAGATAGTGATGTTTGTTCTTATCTTGGAGTAAAAAGTGCTTGGTTTATAGGCCATCATTATTCACATGCAAAAAGCACTTGGATGTTGGAAGATAAAAAAAGCGACATACAAATAGTTATTGATGGTCTTGGAGATGGTAGACCTTGGACCATTTATAAAGATGATGAAATTTTAGATTTTGGTGATATAAAAAAAGGATCAATAGGATGGGGAATGAGAGATGCTGGTAAATTTTTAGGAATAAAAGCAATACACCAAAATGATATAGCAGGAAAACTTATGGGTCTACAATCATATGGTAATGTTGATTATGATTTTTTAAATAAACTTTCTATCTATAATATGGACGATATTAATACAATATTTGATAAGTCATTGTGGAAAAACGAATCATCATATATTGACTGGATAAGAACTATTCATTTTAAGATTGGAAATTTGCTTGTAGATTTTTTTAAAAAATATACTAATAAATATGATATAATTTCATATTCTGGTGGTGTTGCGCAAAATGTTGTTTGGAATACACAACTAAAAAACAATTTTCCAAATATTATAATACCACCACATTCTTCTGATGAAGGAATTAGTTTAGGTGCTATAAAAGTTTTACTTGATTATCATGGTATAACTATTTCAAAAATAAATAATTTTCCTTATTGTCAATCAGATATTGCACCACCAAAATCACCGTCTGATAAAACTATTGATAGGATAGTTGAACTTTTATCAAATAATAAAACTGTAGGTGTTTATTTTGGTAATGGTGAAATAGGACCACGAGCACTTGGAAATAGATCTATATTAATGAACCCTAAAATAAAAAATGGTAAAAACAAAATAAATGACATAAAAAATAGAGAATACTATAGACCTTTTGGTGCAGTAATTTTAGAAAAATATTTTGATAAATATTTTAATGGTTTTGCTGATGAATATATGTTATACACATCTGAATTTAAAAATAGTTCTTATGTGTATGATTCTATATCTCACATAGATAATACTTGTAGATTACAAATATGTAAAGATGGTAATATGAAAAAAATATTAGAAAAGTTTAATGAAAAAACAGGTTGTTCAATGTTATTGAACACTAGTTTAAATATATCGGGTAAACCAATAGCAGGATATCCACAAGATGCCTTTTCTTTATTTAAAAGTTCTAATTTAGATTGTGTCGTTATTGGAGATAAAATATATGAAAGTAAATTTTGAATTAGAAGAATATAAAATGTCAAATAAACAATATATCTCTAAAATAATTTCAGAACAATGTGTTGAAAAAGCAGATGGTTATTTCTTTGGAAAAATGCCAGGAACTAGACATTCTTCTCAATTTTATTTATCAAGAGCACTATATAATACTGATTTTTTAAATTGTGTAGCGGAAGAATTTTATAAAATAGTTAAAAATGAAATAGGAAATTTTGAATTTCAGATTACAGGACAAGAGTTTTCATCAATACCTCTCTTAGTTTCAATTCCTATTTTATTAGAAAAAAAATATGACATTAAATTAAATTCTTTTATGATTAAAAATGAAAGAAAAACATATGGCATACATAACTATATTGAGGGAAATACTTTAGATTTGCCTGTTCTTATTATAGGAGAAATGTGTAATTCTACCAATACATTTTTACATTGTCATAATGTATTAAAATATCAAAAATTTGATATTTTACCTTATATTTTTGCAGTTCTAAATAAATATGGTTCTAAGTTTCCAAATTGGAACTCTGAAGATAGATATTTAAAAAGAGATTTTAAACCATTGACAATTTTAAATAGAGATGATTTGAAAATATGATTAATCATGAAAAAAAGTTAGAAATAAAAAATAAAATACAAAAATTTATAGATGAAGATTGTATTTTTAGGTGCAATCCTGAGATTGAATATGTCCCTAAACATATAAAAGGAGTTATTCCAGGAAAATATAAAGATAATAAATTGCAATTTTTTCTGAGAAAACTCTCACACAATTCTACTATGCTTTACTATGTTAGTTTATTATTATTAGATGAAATTTTATTAAGATATGTTCAAGAAGAAGAGGAACCATATTTTCAATTGTGTGGATTAGAAACTGGATCTTTGCCTTTAATTGCTGGAATTCAACAAAATGCTTTAAAATTTAATATAAATATTAATAGTTTTTCTGTTAGAAAAAAAAGAAAATCTTATGGTCTTTTTAATTTTGTAGAAGGCATACCAACAGATGCTCCAGTAATTATAGTAGATGACTTGATAAATAGTGGTGGTACTTGTTTTAGATGTTTAGATGTATGTAAATATGAATTAGGTTTAGACGTTGTAAATGAGTTTTATTCAATAATGACTTTTCTTGATGACCCTTATCGTATTAATTTTAAAGATATTGATTATACTATAAATTCTTTATTTGTAAAAAGTGATTTTGATTTAAATTATGATCCTGATAAATATTGGCTTCCGGATGATTGTGATAAGAGTATAAATAAAAGACCAGAGTATTAACAGGGAATTCTTTATTAGTGTCTAAAAAAGAGAAGATTAAATGACAATAACAGTAGCAAATACAGCAAACACTAATACATTTGACTATTGGAGAAATAGAACAAATGAACTAGCAGATGCTATGACAAATAAAACAGTAACAGTAGATTCTAATACTGCTACTGGTAATGCTGCTATTACTGGAACATTTTCAGCAAATGTTTTATTTTTAGGCAACACCACAGTAAACTCAACCTCAAACTCTACCTCTATTGTATTTGGAAATACTGTACAAAATACTGTTATTAATACTTCTTCTATCACATTTGGAAACACTGTACAAAATACTGTTATTAATACTTCTTCTATCACATTTGGAAATACTGTACAAAATACTGTTGTTAATACTTCTTCTATCTTTATATCAAACTCTACATCAAACTTAACTATTTCAATACCTACAACATCTCAGTATGCAAATGGTAAGTTTTTTCTAAATGCAAATGGTTCATTTACTTTAGTCGAAGCCCTTATTAAGGGAAATATTGAAACTTCTGGAACAACAAATACAGAAATCAATAACTATCTAACAAATACATTCGCATCAGCAGAATATTTGCTTGCTGTAAAAGATAATAACGCTAACAATTATCAGTCTTCTAAAATATTAATTACTCACGATGTAGATAATGCATATTTGTCTGAATATGCAATAATAGTTTCAAATAACTATGTTGGTTCATTTTTTGCAAATTCAAACACATCTCATGTTAGATTATATTTTAATCCAACATCAACAAACACCACTATTAACTTTACAAGAGTTGAAGCATAATGGGCACTAAACAAAATCTTGTAATAGATCAAGGTGCAACATTTTCTGCTAATCTAGTAATAAAGGATTCTGCTGGCGATTTGTTGGATTTAACAAACTATTCAGCAAATTCTCAAATGAGAAAGCATTACACTTCTACTACATCTACATCCTTTACTACTGCAATAAATACAACATCATCAATTGTAACTATTTCTCTTACAGCAAACGAAACTAGTAATGTTGTATCTGGTAGATATGTTTATGATTTAGAAATAACCAGTAATACTGGAATTGTCACTCGTTCTTATGAAGGAATAGTTACTGTAACTCCAGAAGTGACTAAGTAATAATATGAAATTTTATGTTGAAAGTGTTGTAAATAAATCTGATTTAGAAGATGATTTTACAATAGAAGAAAATGTTTTCTTTCAAGATGAAAAAATTGTTATTATTGATAATATGGAATATCACTTAAACCATGGTGATATTGTTATTTGTGAAGATAAAAAATATTTCATAAATCCCTTTGACATAACAACAGATTCTTTTAAATATGAAATAGATAATATTTGGAATTTAAAAGAAGATAACATTCCCCCTAAAAATAATAAAAAATATTTACTAATTGTTCCAGAGAATGAATATTCTGGACAATCTTTATTGTTTACTGAATATAATAATAAAATTATAAAAAGAAATGAAAATGGTTCTACTGAAGTATATAATAATTCCACAAATGAATATTTTTTAAAAGAAGAACAGGTTGTTGTTTCTTATGAGGGTGGATCTTTAGTTCCAGTTGAAAGAAAACATATACCATTAATTTTAGAAACAAATATAAAAAATGAAAAATTATTTGAGACTATAGAAAGAGGTGAACAGGGTCCACAGGGTATTCCAGGTAAAGATGGTATTCAAGGTCCTAAAGGTATTCCAGGTAAAGATGGTATTCAAGGTCCAAAAGGTGATACTGGTGAACAAGGTCCAAAAGGTGATACAGGCGAACAAGGTCTACAGGGTATTCCTGGTAAAGATGGAGAACAGGGTCCTAAAGGAGATACTGGACCAAAAGGTGATACTGGAGAACAAGGACCAAAAGGTGAACCTGGTGAACAAGGTCCAAAAGGTGATAAAGGTGATAAAGGTGATACTGGAGAATCAGGAGCAAGTGCAGATAATGAACTTATAAAACAAATTGAAAAACAATTTAATAAGTTTCAAGAGAACGATAAAGAATATAGACAAAAATTAAATGCACAATTATCAACTCTTGGTGGAGGTGGTTCTACTCAATTACTAGATAATGATGATGTAATCTACAAACCAATTTCTACATTATCAAATAATACTATCCTATTCTACACAAATACTGATAAAAAATTCAAAACTATTACATTACAACAAGCTGTTACAGATGCAGGTATTTCTACAGGTGGTGGTGGAGGAATATCATTAACTGATTTAAGTGTAACAAAAAATGCAGTTGGAACAGCAAATCTCAGTTATGATAATACTACTGGAGTTTTTAGTTATACACCACCTGATTTAACATCATATCTTACTACAGTATCTTTTGGTGATCTAACAAGTACACCAACAACAATTTCTGGATATGGTATTACAGATGCCTTTGATGGCGATTATAATAGTTTATCAAATCCACCAACAATTCCAACTGTTTTAGATTCTGTTACAAATACATCTATTACACTTGCAGCATCTGCTAATTCTGTAAAAACTGCATATGATAGTGCTATTGATGCAAATACAAGAGCTGCTAGTGCTCAAACAGAAGCATCAAGTGCATATTCTAATGCAGTAACATATGCAGATGGTTTGATTACAAATCTTGTTAATACAGCACCTACTACACTTGATACATTAAATGAATTAGCAGCAGCATTAGGTGATGATCCAAATTTTGCAACTACTATTACCACAACAATTAATGATAAAGCAGGTAATGCTTATTCAAATGCAGTTTCTTATACTGATACCCAATTAACAAATTACCAAACTGAAGCTGGTTTGTCTGCTAATGTTGCTACACTAACATCTAATAATTCATTATTCTTAGGTGGAGTTGCTGCAGCTGATTATCAAACAGAAGCAGGTTTATCTGCTAATGTTGCTACTTTAGCTGCTAATTCTGCAACATATTTAAATGGAAATACTGCAAGTAATTTAAGATCTTATTCTGATACAACATCTGCTACTGCATATTCTAATGCAGTTGCTTTGATTAATCCAACAATTTCAGTAACCACTACTGGAACAGATGCACAAGATGTTGATATATTTGCTATTGATACATATAGAACTGCAAAATATACTTATTCCGTAACTGATAATAATGCAAATGCATACCAAATTGGTGAAATAATGACTGTTTTTGATGGAACAAACGGACTTATGAATGAATATGGTGTGGTTTACTCTAATACTCAATTTGTCAATTTTTCTGTAACTGCAAATGCTACACATAATATATTACAAGTAACTCCTACATCATCAAACACTACAATAAAATTCAAAAAAAGTTTGTTAGAAGTGTAATTTAAGATATAAACTATTATAAATAAAAGAAACATATAACCGAACGGAGAATGAAGTTTGGCAGATAAAGAATTCATAGTTCGCAAAGGACTAGTAGTTGCTAATACTGTTATTGTAACAGATGGAGCAAA